ATGTACTCGAGTGCCGGGACTAAGAAAGCCCTGTTAGAAAAAGGGATGGAAGTAACGGAAATGGGTGTGATGATGCACGGATCCCAAATTGAGGAAGGCAGCTTTTATATCAAAGCCTTTGATGTGATACATGATGCAAAGGAGCCACTGGGATTCATGTTCCAAAGCAAGGTAGATAATGAAAAAGGCGTGTATATCGCTGACAGCAACTATGTGCAGTATTACTTCAACGGGATTACGCACTTTGTTATCGAATGTAACTATGCGGAAGATCTTCTTGAAATGGGTGATGATCCTCACTTCCTGAAGGAACGCATACGAAGGAGCCATTTTAGCTTTGAGAAGCTTCAGGACTTCTTTTTAGAAACGGATATGAGTGATGCAAAGGAGATACATCTGATTCACTTATCAGGGAGAAACTCACACGCAAATCGCTTTGTCGATGAGATTCAAAAACAAACCGGTGTACCAACTTATGTACTGGAGTAATTATGGATGCAAGGACAATAGATATAGCCTCACAACGAATTATGAATGCAGCTCAGTTAATGGCTGAGATTGAGGCCATGAAAGCAGCAAACGCGGAAAGAGAAAGAGAAGGTCTTGCTCCTGCATATGGAGAAGATGCTTTTAGGAAGGCAATGATACAGTGGCAATGGTGAATTTACCCTGGAAGGACATTTGTACCCCGAAAACCCTCTTGTCCGAGCCTGACCGCTCGGGCAGGAATTATCTGCGCCCCCTGCGGGGCGTTGATTGCTGAGCCGGTGGGAGAGTTGAAATGCTCTCATCGGATTATAGGAGGTGATTAAGATGAAATAGTTCTTTGTACGTATTGAAATTGAGTGAGTGGCGAAAGCGGTAAGAGGAGACTATTAAATGAAACTCCCGACCGGAAAGTAAACGCGCCGTGAATTACGCCAAAAATTAGGTGAAAGACCTACACGGTTAAACCTTTGAGTGAAAATCTCATGTAAGTGGAGTCGATGTGTTTTTGGTTGGGGAAATGCTCCCGAGCACAAGCAGCGAAATCGCCCTGCTAATCAACTAAATGGTAAACCAATGCAGGTATCGAATCCTGCCTCACTCAAACATGGCGAGATGGCGGAATTGGCAGACGCTTATAGGGATTGGCTAAGTGAAAAACCAAGCACCTTGATTCACTACTTGCAGGTTCGAGTCCTGCTCTCGCTACTATCCCGGAAAATCCGGGGTAAACATAGAATGTGATTATGGTTTTTGTAATCCTTTCTGTGGAGTCCCTGGCGAGGGTAAACGCAAAATTAAAATCACAATTCCAAAATTTATGGAGCTGTGCCTTTTGATTGTTTTTGACGGCTCGGAATAGTACGAGAAGTGCAGGATAATCCTGGGCGACAAACTATAGAAGTTTGCATCACCCGGGAGGGGCTTTAAATCCCTTCCGGTTTTTAATCAATCAAACACATGACCAATGAATGAGAAAGCCACTGTTACAAAATTACACGAAGATGGGCCGATCATGCACAATACCAATTGGGATGATTTTTATGCAGCAAGAAGGAATCACGTTCGGAGAATGAACGCCCTTCTTAATCAACCTATGGGTTTACTCATGGAAGATGATCCCCGCAAGCTTATCGACAAAAGAGCCAAAGGAATAGCGTTGTCCGACATGGAATCCGAGTACCTGGCTGATTGTATGATCAATGATCCTGAACTCGCTGAGGAGTATCAGTTGAATATGGATCTTGCTGAAATGATCCGTCCGAAATTTATAAAGGAAGGAAAATGATTGAACGAGCGATCGAAAAGAGTTTACACGAAAGACGGACTATGAGGGTAACTCATCATCTGCCTAAGCAAAAGAAGGACACCCTTAAGGAAATGGCAGTTCATTTTTGTCAGTATTTCAACATCTCTTCCCAGATGCTTTACATAAAAAGTAACAAGGAAGAGGTGGTAGAATGCAAAAGACTCTTCATCGCTTACGCTAACCCAAAGTTTGGGCCGTCCAAGGTGGGATCATTTTTAGGGTATCACCATAGCACAATTATTCATCACCAAGACAGGCACGATGAGTTGATGGATACCGATCCGGACTACAGACACAAATTTCTAAAATTTAGCATGGAGTTATGATGATGGAGCAAGACCCAATAACAGCCATAACCTTTTTAGTCGCATTTGCCTGGTTACTCAGCTACATGATCAGGGAAGTAGTGCAGGAGGCAAAGAAGCCATGAAGAATTGGAAAGAAGTACCGCATTTATTTTGTAATAGTGATTTCTACCTCCTGTTTGGAGAAAAGATAGAAGTAAAGTTTAACGCTTTCCATCTTGGTCAAGTTGTTTCAGACCCAAAAAATTACACTCTCATAGCCCGCCCTTTATCAGATATGAGTGATGAGGAAATTGCCGTCAGAATGAATGTATCTGAGCCGTTAGATCATGGATTTTGTGAGTCTGTAAAATCGGGCTTGACAGAATCAATAAAGAGAAAAGAATTAACCTCTGGTGCATTTATATACCTACTAACCATAGGCGTGTACCCTTTCGACCAATCTCACTTTGAATCGGGTAAAGTGATTGCCCGATATGAAAACAAGGGGGATGAGTAATGCCAAAACGCTCTACAAAACTCGAAGTCCATATCAATAAGAAGAGATCAACCATTGAAAGCCGTGGGGCTGGGTTCCTCTCATGGGATCGATTAGAGGAACGACTACGGCAATCCGGTGAGCTTCAGAGTGAAGATATCCTTGAAAAGGTATTTATCAGCAGTGAAGGAATTGACTACACGACTCAAACAGATGTGAGTAAGCGATGAACAAGTACAAGAAACTCTATATGGAGATATGGAATGAACGCCCTCATGTTTGCGCGGTATGCGGTGAGCCTATCGGCTATCCAGTTCTTCATAATTTCTCACACATATATAGCAAAGGATCTCAACCGGCACTAAAGATGGTGAAGGCTAATATTCAAGTTTGGTGCAGTACAGTGAACCGAAAAGAAGGTCGTGGGTGCCATGAGCTTTACTCAACCCAGCCTCACAAATTTAAAGAACGTGCCGAGAAACACGGATGGGTTAAACCCACGGTTCAGGAAATAATGGAGGCAGCATGATTCATTACCGAGGATATAAAATTTACAGTGGGGTTCAGAAGTGGCATGTAGCTAACAAAACAAGGTGCGTTGCAAGTGGATTTAAAACCCTTCCTGAAGCTAAAACACGTGTAGATGAACTAAAAAAGGAGAAATCATGAAAATAAACGATCTACCCAAACCATACCAGGATCTAATCAGAAAGAGGTCTAACCCGATGAAGCAATTAGAGCAACCATTGATCTCTGCCTTTGGCTGGGCTGACACTCCGGAAGGACATGCCTTTTGGATGGCCGTTGATATGGCTAAGACCGTGGATGAACTTCCTCCAATCCCTAAGCAGGAGGCCGCATGAGTTGTGTTCATTTCTTAATAGGGGCTGGTATCGTGATAGGGTTTGTCGGTCTATTCCTTCTATTCACCTTTTTGATACGAGCAAATAAAGCTGATGAACGACATGATCAGATATTCCGTGAACGCATGGATAAGATGAACAATGATATCAGGCGAGAACGTGAACGGTATTTAATGGAGAGTAGGTAATGGAATGGATTGAAAGTTTTTTTATGTGGACAACCATCATCTCAACGGCTCTATTTATACCGTTTGCGATATGGACTATCAGGGATGCTGTTAAGCACTGGGGGGGAAGAATGAGTGGTATCGATACTCCATTAATGAGATATCCTGGGGCCAAATTCAGATTAAGGAAATGGTATCACAGCTTTTTCGCCCCTCATAAGGTATATACAGAGCCTTTTTGTGGCACGGCCTCATTGCTTTTTTATAAAAAACCTGCAATTACTGAAGTAATTAACGACACGAATTATGATGTAGTAAACCTTTTCCGGGTTTTAAGAGACAGAGATAAATCAAATCAACTCGAGGAGTTGGTTAGGTTAACACCCTATGCAAGGGAAGAATATGAGCTTTGTTGGGATCCAGCTGATAATGAAATAGAAAAAGCCCGAAGATTTCTAATGAGGGTTTCAATGGGACAGCGTGGAAAGCTTACGAAGTCTGGGTTTGATACTCGTGTTAACACTGATAGTTACTCAGGAAGAGTAAACTATTTAAGTGAGCTTCATGAAAGCATCAGCCTATTTACCGATCGATTAAAAAAGGTAATAGTTGAATATAAGGACGGTATTGAAATTATTAGGCAATTTGACTCAGATGTAACACTGCAGTTTGTGGATCCTGAATATTTGAATGTGAAGAAGGGGTACCCAGATAAATTCACTTTAGAAGATCACTTTAAGCTTTCCAGAGTTTTAAATGAATGCAATGGAATGATAATACTCTGTGGATATCCATCAGAAGAATATAAAGAATGGTATGAAGATAAGGGGTGGACTATGCACCAATCCAAAGCCTACGCAGATGGAGGGTATAAAAGGACTGAATGCGTGTGGCTTAATCCGGTATTGAGCCAAAAACAGAAACAACAAACTCTTTTTAGCCATGAGTAAGCAACCACCTATCATAACGGTTAAAAGCAGGGCTGACAAGCTTTGTCCTGGTATTACGATCCCAAAGGATCTAACGAATGTACGTCCATTTCTCGAAGGGGTGATCGCCTGTTGCGCTACCGGGGGCAATCGGGATAGAAGGACTAAAAACCCCTATAAGTTCGGGGGTTCTCACTACAACGACTGGGAACGTGGGTGGGCATACGCTATGGAGAACAATACAGAACCTAAATTTTTAAAAAAATGTGAAGCAGCATGAAACAAGATGATATCGAAAAAGACTTTTTGGAAAGAGTTAAAGACCATGAAGTAGAAATATTAAAAGATGATGGGGTGTATCGTCATTTACTCTGTAAGAACCCTGACAGTGTATTTGATCACTTTGAGATCATAACCACTCCAGGCTATTTGTTTTATGCCGGTGACATGGGTTCGTTCACCTTCACGAGGGTGAATGATATGTTCACCTTCTTCAGAAGAGATGAGTTGGTAATAAATACCGGGTATTGGGGTGAAAAGTGTGTAGCTGGTGAGATCAGAGAATACAGTTATGAGTCATTCAAGGAGAATATTAAGGACTTTTTTGAAATGACCTTTCCGGAAGAAACCGAAGAATCAAAAGAAGAGTGGTCAAGAATAGAGGACTACATCTTAAACACAGAAGCCAGAGAGCATGAATACGCTGCAATGCAAGCAGTAAACAATTACCACGATCCTCATGACGTGTTCCAGGATTTTTGGGAGTCAACCAATACCGTTAAAACCTATCGCTTTATTTGGTGTTGCTATGCTCTTGTATGGGCAATTCAGCAGTACGATGAGATAAAAAAGCAAGAGGAGGTAGCGGTATGAAAGAGCGACCAATTTTATTCAGCACAGAAATGGTACAGGCTATCCTTGATGGCCGGAAAACGGAAACTAGAAGGGTGATTACTCCTCAGCCTGAAAAGTTAGGTGATGTACTCAACTCTGATCCTTATGAAAGGAGTGGGGGTACCTTGATTTGGAAACCGAACAAAGAACAGGATTGGAAATCACCTTACGGAAAGGAAGGAGACTTTCTGTACGTCCGCGAGAACTGGAAGCCTTACTCATGGAATCAAGATGGAGATAACTGGACGCTTCAATACCAAGATGGTGATACTGTAAATGTCGGCCACCTTTATCAGGATAAAGACTGGGAAAAAGAACGCGATTTCTATATAAAACTTACAGATCTGCTTTTGGACAAAAAATGTCCAATGACTGAAAATGGAGAACTATTTAAGGAACCTCATAAGGTTCTGCCTTGGCGACCAAACATTCACCTACCAAAGCTTGGATCTCGTATCTGGCTCCGTGTGAAAGAAGTAACCGTTGAGCGGGTGCAGGATATTACCACTGAGGGTATTAAGGCTGAGGGTGTTCTATCAGGTCTTGATGTCCCTCAGAGTGCTTTTCAACCTGACACTTTAAAAAGCGCATGGTTTGACCTTTGGAACTCCATCAATAAAGATAGAGGCTACGGATGGGATAAAAATCCTTGGGTTTGGTGTGTTTCTTTTGAAGTAGTTAGTACTAATGGAAAGCCGGAGGTAGTAAATGGTTGAACTAACTTGTGAATATTGTGGCGATTCATTTGAGGTCTATCCATATAGAGCAGATTCAGCAAAATTCTGTTCAAAAAGCTGCTCTGCTAAACGAGATAAGCCAAAAAGACATAAGAAGCATAAATACATAGGAATGCAAAAATGCTATTTATGTCCAACATGCAATCAGTGGAAGCCACCAGAAGATTTTTATTTAGATAAAAGGACTGCTAATGGTCTTAAATCTCAATGTAAATACTGCCATACTCAAGGCAATTTAAAGACTCGTGATCCTGAAAAAGCTCGTGTTTCCACAAAAAGAAGTGGGCATAAAAGGCGTGCAAAAGAATATGGTGTTTTCGTATATGCCTTTACAAAAGAAGATTGGGATAAGCTTGACGAAATGTTCCCAAAGCACTGTCAGAAATGCGGATCAGAGGAAAATTTAACATGGGATCACATTCATGCGCTTGCTAAAGGAGGTGCTCATCATCCTTCAAATATTCAAAGGCTTTGCGATCCATGTAATAATTCTAAACACACTACCAAATTTGATTACCGGAGTACTGATATAAAAGGAATGGTTAAATCAATTTGGGGTGACTGCGAAAGATATAACACTGACGGGAGGCCGGGATGAAATACACAGGAAAGCTATACGGCAAAATAGATGGAAAGTATTTCGACACGGGCAAAACCACAGAGGATTGGGACGCTATGGTTGATGCTCTTGAAATACACACCCCGGATGAGTTCCCGGAGCCTTCTAAAGATGATAATACTTTCAGCGTAGATGTTATCTGTGCTGACAAAGAAGGCATGATGAATATCGGTTGCTACAACTACAAAGATGAGGAGTGGGTATTTCACACCGATACTATGGTAGATCCTTATGAATTTAATGAAGTATATCCCTTTGTGTGGATGTACAAACCTGATGAATTGGAGATAAAGTAATGCCCTTTGATAAATTAATGATTGATACCGGTTCCAAAAGCATGTCAATATATCACTGGCTTGTAGAACGACTGCCCGCAACTTTTACCTACGAGGTCTTCGAAAAGCTTATGAATCAACGTCGTGGACTCACAGAGACCAACGAGGAAGAGATCAAACGCACCCTTCGTCAGCTCAGAAAGCTCCGCATGATCGGAGCGCGTGAGATTCAGAACCGCTACAAGGAAACGACCTACTTCATCCGCGACCTGTACTGCCAACACTATAAGAAGGGGAAGTATGCCCGAACAACTAATGGAGAACAATTATGAATAGAGAAATAAAATTTAGAGGCAGAGATAAGGATGGTGATTGGTGTGTTGGATGCTATGCTAAAATAGACGACAAGCACATTATTTATGATGATGACTTTAGATCAATGGTTGAGGTTGAGGCCAAAACAGTGGGGCAGGCAACGCCATGGAAAGACATGAATGGTGCAAGAATGTTCGACGGAGATCAAGTCAGGTGCTATCACTTTACGGACACTAATCATGAAGATAGGTATTTGAAGCACTTTATCAGGTGGGACGATGAAAAGGGTTTATTCAAATTTGTTAGCTGCAATTCTAAAGAATCAGATCTTAAAAATGGCACTGTTATGGGCTGGGTTTACATGAAGAACTCACAAGAAATTGAAGTGGTCGGCAACATTCACGAAAACCTAAAAATCTTAAAAGAAGCAGAATTAGAATGAGCAGAAGAAGTATTGATACCCACTTTTGGAATGACAGTTATACCGGTGAATTACACCCTGATTTTAAGCTTTTATTCCTCTACCTGATCACCAGTCCGCTTAGCAATATGTTGGGTTGTTATGAGATTCAATTCAGAAGGATTGCGTTCGATACCGGGCTGTCAAATGAAAGGTTACGGGAAGGTTTCGAAAGGTTTAGGGAAGATAAAAAAGCGGATTATGTAGATGGATATGTGATTCTATGCAATTTTGTGACCAATCAAAGTTACAACAGCAATATGTTGAAGAGCGCGGTTGATGAAATTGACGGATTGCCCGATACGGTGCTTTCAAGCCTGTTTTTTAAAAGGTTGATGGAAGGTTTAAGGAAGGTTAATCAAAGGTTTGATAAAGGGAGGTTAACCCTTCCTAATATAGAAGTAGAATATGAAGTAGAATTAGAAGAAGAAAGTGAAGGTGAATCAGAAACGGGCGCACCTCCGCGCGATGAAGAACCTTCTCCGATCATGGCAAAAAGAAATAAAGACCAAAAGACGAGTCTTGACCCTGATGCCGATATACCTGAGAAAGAAATATGGGATGAGTATCTACTCGCTAAATTGAGGTACTCAAAAGAATTTGTAGAACATCTCTGGGATCATCTGCAAGTGAAGGGATGGAGTGTTGGAAGCCCGCCCGAACCGATCAAGGACTGGCGAGCCTATGCCCGTAAGCAGAAGCAATGGGCTTACGAGTACAACCAAAAGCAGAAAAAATTAGAATCAAACACACGAAAAAATGGAAAAGGAAAGCTCCCTGATGCAAAACGAATCTCAGATGATGTCGATGAACTCTTCCAAAATGGTTGATCTTGAATTACCGGTAGAAACGGACGAAGGCATAAAAACAGTCACTTTACGGGTTGACAACTCCGTACCGGCGCATAAAAACAAGGAATTCTTTACAGGCTTTTGCTACATGATGGCTACGGCCAACAAAAAAGAAAGCCTGGATAAGATGGAAATGTGGATACTTCGACAGGCGTGCAAGAACCACAACATCTATCCGAATGAATTATATCATGCCTACTGGGAAGCGATTGGGGATGAGTTTGTGAGTAAGGAAGGCATTGAGTTTAAGAACCTGTTTAAGTACGTGAAGAAACACCGGGCTAATACCTACAAAGTTCCTCCGGAGCCAGAAACCATGCAGGAATACCAGGAACGTATTGTATCGGGAGGTGCTGAGAATATTCGAAAGTTGAAAGAAAGAGGCCCGAAGTCACTTGGTAGTCTGATGCCTGAATATCGAAAGAATAACGACTCACGGTTTTAAAATGAATATTGAACTTGAATATCAGGCCGAAACACTGGAAAAGGCTAAAAAGTATTTAGATAACCGGATATTAGATGTTCGGTATGAGAACAAAGTTATCGCTTTAAATGAGTGGTACAAAACCATTCAAGCAACAGCTTCCAGTTTATATGATCTGGATCCACGCCAAGAAAGCAAAGTTAAGGCTTAATAAAAACCCAACCACTGCTCTTCGGGGTGGTGGTATTAATTTTATGATGATGAAAACCTTTATAAGTGAACTTGGAGTAACGATTACTGGAAGGACAAGAGCGGGTGAAGAGTTTGTAGAAAACTTTGCCAAAGATGAAGCGATATGTAGGGAGAGAGAACGAAAATGGATATCCTTTCTTAGAGATATAGGCATAAAAGGAGCGCTAAGAAATGATGGCTGGGTGAAAAGAGAACAGAAGTATTTTAGATGGGCTTCCTATGCTTTTTTCGATGATGGTGTTAAGGAAGGTGATGGAGATTGGTATTGTCCTAACTGCAAGGCTTACATAGTAGATGAAAGGGTGACTTATGAAGAGACGTGTGATATGTGTGGCGCACCCTGCCAATGGCACGGTTCACCTTACAATGATTAGTACCACTAACGGGCGGGGATTAACCGGAGCTTATGATGTACTACATGGCAATTAAGGTTCCGGTTGAATCCATTGTTGCGCGGTCGCTTGCGACCAACAGGGAAGTAATCCCCGCCCGTTGCGCCGAAGGGAGCGAAGCGATCCGGCGCAACGGTGAAAGCTTAAACGGCGCTGAGATTAGGAATATTAATTAAAATTTAAACTAAAACATAAATCACGATAGTGATTGCCGGACGCGAACAGCGTCCGCTTTGAAGCTATTGTTATACAACCGGAGTTGATTATGAGTAAGAAGTTATTTGAGTTTACAGCACATGTTAGATGCGCGGCTGTGGTTGCCGCTGATACCGAAGAAGAAGCCCGAAAAGCAATTGAGACTTGGGAAAGGGCTTGGTTTGAAACTGGCGACGTTGTTGGTGTTGTGGATGTCGATTTGTTTGACGTTAGGGAATCTGAGGATGCAGAGGAGGAAGCGCATGAGGTTGTATAACGGTGGAGGCTTAACCGCGCGCTGAAATTATGAACTAACCAAAAGATAGAATTATGAAAGACAGTCAGAAAAGTACCAAGGACGCGACAGCGTCCGATGTTGAAGCCATTGTTATGCCCCCGGCGGATAGGCAACTGGAGTATATGCTTGAAACATACCGCAATGTTGCTAAAAGGATGACCAAGGCAAAAAGAAAATGCAGAGGTGTTAGATTAACATTTGAGGAGATTCACATTTTAGATGTTTTTAGGGACATCACAACTTTTGCCGATGCTACTGATGAAGATATACAGGACATCGTAAAAGAGGGGGCATAACATATACTTATACCGATCGGGATAAGAACATGAAATATTAATTAAATGGAGAGTAGTATGAATAAACGAAAATCAGTTGAGGCCGTTAGAAAGGAGATCAGGAGAAGGAATTACGCCTCTCGAACAGAAAAAAGCTATATCCACTGGATAACAGATTTCTTTGGGTATCATTCTGAGAACTCTATGGAAGATATCGGGAAGGATGAAGTGGTGGACTATCTGAATTACCTGGCAGAGGAACGGGCGGTATCAGGTTCAACGCATAATCAGGCCTTGTGTGCGGTTAAGTTCTTGTTTGATACACTGGATAAGGACATGAGTGGGTTGAATGGATTGAAGCAGGCGAAGGAGTCTAATCACCTTCCAACGGTATTATCTCCAAAAGAAGTGCGGGGTATTCTGAGCCGGATGAGCGGTATGCCGAAGTTGATTGCGTTTTTGCAGTTTGGTTCTGGGATGCGCATATCGGAGGTGGTAAGATTGCGGATCAATGATGTAGATTTTGATAATGTACAGATCTATGTGCGGAATGCGAAGGGATTGAAGGATCGTACTACTTTGCTTCCTGATATGCTTAAAAAGGCGCTGACTAATCAGGTGATCAGAGCTACTAAGCGGAATCAAAAAGATAAGACAAGGGGGTTTGGTGAGGCACCAATGCCGAAAGCACTGGCTAATAAATATCCGTCCGCATCCAAAGAAACGGGGTGGCAGTATCTGTTTCCGTCTTCTCAGATCAGTAAAGGTAAACGATACCACATTTCACCCAGCACCGTCCAGAAAGACCTAAAGCGTGCGGTGAGACTGTCGGGCATCAATAAGAAGGTAGGTACCCACACACTCCGGCATTCGTTTGCTACACAGATGTTGAAGTCTGGGGTTGATATCCGGACGGTACAGGAACTGCTTGGCCATAAAAATATCAGGACTACCGAGCGGTACACACATGTAATCGGAAAGGAACAAACCGAAAGCCCTATCGCCCAATTAATGCATGAGGCAACCTGAGACTATTACAACCAAAAGAGCAATTTTTTTACAACCAATCAAACACAGACCAATGAGTGACCGACCAATTATACTTTTTATAGACCTTTTCTGCGGAGCGGGAGGCGTAACAACCGGCGCGGTAAAAGCACGAATGGGGAAATATCAGCCCGTGAAAGTGATAGCCTGCGTGAACCACGATCCTTTAGCCATTGAAAGCCATGAATACAATCATCCGGACGCGCTTCATTTCTCTGAGGATATACGAAAACTTGATACAGGTCCGATTTCCAGGTTAGTGGAGTTCTACCGGGAGAAATACCCCAACGCTGTGGTTATACTCTGGGCATCGATGGAGTGTACCAATTACAGCAAAGCCAAGGGCGGAATGCCAAGGGATGCAGACAGCCGGTCACTACCTGATGAAATGGATCGGTACGTTGAAGCTATTCAGCCCGATTACTTTCAATGGGAGAATGTAGAGGAGTTTATGAGCTGGGGCCCGCTGGATGATAAGGGTAAACCGGTATCACGAAAGAACGGAAGAGAATGGCTGGCTTGGCAGAAACGAATAAAGGCTATGGGGTATCGCCACGAGTGGAGGATGCTTAATTCAGCGGACTACGGAGCTCATACCAAGCGAAATCGTTTGTTTGGGGTATTTGCAAAGGGTGACCTTCCTATCGTATGGCCGGAACCTACTCATGGAGAGAATCCGGATGTTGATAATATGTTCGGGAACTTAAAGCCATGGAACCCAGTCCGGGAATGCCTTGATTTTGAAGATGAAGGGCAGAGCATATTTAAGCGCGATAAACCCTATGTAGAAAACACGCATAAACGATTTTTAGCCGGATTGAAAAAGTACTACCTGAACGGAGATGGCTTTTTGTGCAAATACTACGGCAATGGTGATAATGTGGACTCACTCGATGAACCTTGCGCGGTGATACCAACTACCGACCGCTTCAATTTTGTGCAGACGGCGTTTCTTGATAAAGGATTTTCAGGAGTCCATAATCATCAGTCGATAGAAGAACCCGCTGGCACACTTATGGCTAAAGATCACTACTCCGTGGTGAAGGTGAATAAGGCGGTGTGGCTGGATAAGCAGTACAAGGGTGAATTGAATCACGAAAGTGTGAACGGGGCAGCAGGATCTATACTTGGAAACCCGAAACATCAACTCATGCAGGCGTTTATCACCGATACCAGTTTTAATAATGTGGGCAGCTCAATTGAAGATCCGTTTCCAACGATACTCGCAAATCGAAAGTGGCACTACCTAAGCTCGGTTCATAAAGTAAAAGGCGGATGGATTCTAAACCCGCAGTATAGTTCAAAAGGCGGAAGTATCGACGAACCATGTTTCACGCTGATTGCCCGGATGGACAAAGCCCCGCCACAGCTCGTACAATATGAAATCGGAGTTCCTCACTTGAAGATTACCGAGAAAGACGATCCGACCATGAAGGAAATAAAGCGGTTCTGCATGGAGCACGGGATCGTGGACATTAAGTCGCGGATGCTCAGGGTTCACGAGTTGAAGAAAATTCAGGGCTTCCCGGATGATTACTACTTAGCGGGGAATCAGACTGATCAGAAGAAATTCATCGGCAATTCAGTGGTGCCACAGGTAGTGAAGGCATGGATGGAAGCAATCGCGTACAAACTACAAGATCAGATCAACGAACGGGTAGCTGCATAACCGCCCTTACTAGACAATTCCATCGAGAAAACACCCGATAAAACCCGCCTTTGTATTCCATATAGGAAATAATTAGCTTTATATATGCCTTATTAATTCAAAATAGGTAAATATGAAGATACCGATCCCACCCAGTGAGCTTACAGAGAAGCACTACAGCCAGTTTATACCCGAACCGGATATGCCGGACTTCATGATGGAAACATTTGTCGATGGATCAGGAGAGCTTTTTAATCCGGATCACTCCCACTTATTGGACGCTACATTCGGTGTGCTATGGACGAACGTGGAGAATATTACGAAGGGCAGAAGGATACTGGCCACAGTTCAGGAGGCAGAACCCAATGGCAGGCCATGGAGTAAAGGATTGAAAGAAGTACAGCTTCAAGAGTGGTTTACAGACATTCCGACTTTCCTCATCATCATTGACGGGGTAAAGTGGATGGAGTTCTCTAACCTTCAACGGTGTGCCATTCTCGAGCATGAACTATACCACTGCGCTCAGAAGAAAGACAAGTACGGTATTCCAAAGTTCCATTTTGAAACAGGTCTTCCGCTTTACACAACAGTTGGTCATGATGTTGAAGAGTTCATCGGTGTGGTGAAGCGATACGGTGCTCACAGTGAGGGATTGAAGGAGATGGAGAAGGCACTAAACAGTAAGCCTGAGGTATCCATCGATAGCATAGAAGGCGTGTGCGGTAACTGCATGAAGAAGGTGGCGTGAATTTAAACGAGTTTAAACAAATCATGAAAAATGGCCACTCTATCAAATAAACATAAAACATTTATAGTCATACGCTTGGCGTGCTATGATAGTCCGACAGAAGTGGTTGAAGCGTTTAAAGAAGAGTTTGGGGTAGAGACAGATCGCGTGCAGGTTTCCTACTATAATCCATTATCTGCATTTGGAAAAGAAAAGCTGGCTCAAAAATGGAAGGATTTATTTAACGAAACCCGCGAACGCTTCAAGGAAGAAATTCAGGGTATCCCTATTGCAAATCAGGCTTATCGACTAAAAAAGCTTCAGAAAAACATGGAGCAGCTTGAAAGAATGAAAAATTACAAGGGTGCGAACGACACTATTGAACAAGCTGCAAAAGAAGTTGGCGGCGCCTATACAAACAAACTCGAGCATACTGGTAAAGATGGTGGCCCAATTCAGGTGAGTGAGGTTGAAATCGTAAAGAATAAGAATGGTTGATACGCTTCAAATATCAGATATCGCCTATGTGAATGAGGATGGAAAGCTCAGGGTAGAGTTTCACCCCGGTCAGACTAAGGCTTGGGAAAGTGATGCGCGATTCGTTTGCGTCCTTGCAGGGACTCAGGGAGGGAAGACAAGTTTCGGTCCTTATTGGTTATGGAGGGAAATTAAACTAAAGGGACCTGGTGATTATTTAGTGGTAACCCCCACCTTCACGCTACTTGAAAAGAAAGCACTACCTGAATTTTTAAAGTTATTTGAAGAGCGACTAAACCTTGGTTCTTATGTAGGTGGGTCAAAAAAAACGTTTACCATAAGCGACCAGGGGGAAAAGAGGTTGTTTGGGGAAGTTCAGGAGACTAAAACAAAGATATTCTTTGGACACGCCCAAGATCCGGAATCACTGGAATCTGCGACTGCAAAAGCAGCATGGTTAGATGAGGTTGGGCAGAAGAAGTTCAAATTGAGCTCATGGCAGGCTATACAGAGAAGGCTCTCTATCTTTCAAGGGAGGGCGCTGTTTACCACCACACCGTATAATCTTGGCTGGTTGAAATTAGAGATTTGGGATAAAAGAAATACTGATCCAGCTATTGAAGTTATAAGATTTGAAAGCAAGGACAATCCCATATTCCCGATTGAGGAGTGGTACCGAATGAAAGAATCACTACCTGCATGGAAGTTTAACCTGTTCTATCGTGCAATCTTTACAAAGCCAGCTGGACTTATTTATGATTGTTTTGATGAGGACCAATACAAGATACCGAGATTTCCTATACCGAATGACTGGCCCAGATACTGGGGGCTTGACTTTGGTGGTGTTAATACGGTTTGTATTAAGTATGCAAGGGAGCCTGAGACTGAAAACTATTATGCCTATCAGGAATATAAAGCAGGCGGAAAAACAGCAAAAGAGCATTCCCAATACCTAAAGAAAAATGATAAGATGCCTCACGAAATACGGGGTGGCGCTCCAAGTGAGACTCAATGGAGGAATGAATTTCAATCAGGTGGGCTGCCAATTAAGAGACCCAAAGTAAAAGAAGTAGAAGTTGGCATTGATCGGGTTTATGGTGCTCACAAGCGGGGAATGATATATGTGTTTGATGATCTTGAAATGTATCTGGAAGAGAAGTTAACATATTCCCGAGAGCTCGATGATAATGATGAACCAACAGAACAGATTGAAGACAAGAACAAATTTCACTTTATGGATGCCGAGCGATACATAATCGGCAGTATAGTAAGCGACAAAAAAACACCACGCAAAAACCGGTCCTACTCCTACGGATCAACCTAAACCACGAATATTATGGCAACTGCATTTTCAGAATACACGAAAACCGATGCTGAAAAACGAATCAATGATTCTTTTAAAGATTATAAAGATGATTTCGAGTCGAATAAGAAATTCTATAGCGGAGACCACTATCAGGATGGTGATGGATGGGCGGGGGCACTTCCATCTACGTCTAAGGATAAGTCCGCGACACTGAAGAAGATTCAAGCCCTATTTTCTTCACAGAACGTAATCAAAGAGGTTGTTTGCAGGCTTCGTGATGCGGTTATCTCAAAAGACCCGACCTGGAATGTTCACCTTACCCGCATACTCAAAGAAGAAGAGGGTCCAAAAGATGAGGAGCAGAAGGTCATCGACGAGACGGAACAGGCGCTCACGGAATGGTGGAAGGATTATGATATCCATGGGGTGCTCAAGGAGTATGTGAAGATCGTGTCGATCGGAAAGAAGGCCGTACTTAGAATCTATGTTCCAGCCACATTTACAGATGGTGGGAATGTAAAGTCAGGTGATTTTACTGAGCAACTCGACAAGATCCGTGTTGAGGTGGTTGACGGGAACAAAGCCACGGTTTATGAGGACAAGGACGAGGCGCAAAGTGCAGGGCTTCTATCGTACAAAGATGAAGATGATAATGAGATCATTGAAATATGTTATCTGAATGAGAAGGGAGAAACGATTGTACGTAGCATCATAGACGGTAAACCCGACGACAGTGCTCCGGTTAATCTTCAGGGCAACCTTCTCATGCACGAGTCAGGCGCTGAGATGCTGATCACTAAGCAGGTACGCCAGCTCAATAAGATGGTGAATAAGGCTCACACCATGATGAACGGGAACCTTGATAATGGATTCCTCGAGCGAATATTTCTGAACGCCCAGCCACCAGGGAAATGGGAGAAGGATTCGGAAACTGGAGAGGATGTTTTTAAACCCGATCCTGTAAATGTAGGGCCAAATACAATCAACTTCCTTGCCGGGCTTGAAACCGAAGATGAGGATGGTAAAAAACGTATAGCCACTCCTTCGGTAAACTTCAGGGAGCCTGTACCTAATGAAACCTTTGTGGAGGCCAAGGAGAGCGCATACCGTTCTATACTTGAAGAAGTGCATCAGAAGCACGCTCTTATATCCGGAGATGCAAGCCCAAGCGGTGAAAGTCGTATTCAGGCACTCGTTGATTTCATCAAGAGCGCTCAGGAATATAAGTCAGATTTGGACACTGCCGGCCGATGGTTACTTAAGACGGTCATGTACCTTGCTTGGGACTTTGCGGGGCAGGCAAGTAGATCAGAGCAGTACAGCGTTGATTTTGATGCACGGATTGACCCCGGACACCTACCGGCCGAGATGAGGAATCAGATCATTACCGAGTATGAGAAAGGAATGCTATCTCGTGAGACAGCCATGGCTATGCTGGGTGTGGATGATATCGACGCGGAGATCAGTCGCATTGATACCGCCACTGCTCATGTGAAGGAGGTCTTTGAAGTGCTTGAAGTAGCCAACATTAAACCTAAGACGCTGATGGTTGAGCTGATCAACAAGGTTATTGCCGACAAAGAGATATTGACTGATCTCAAAGAAGGGGATAAGGCGAATGCAATAAAGGCCGAGATCGAGGCTATACTTGACCGCTCTGTTCAGGAAGATGATTTAACCGGAGCCTTGGGGTTATCATGAGCAGCATTAGCAACTCCATAGAACGCACACTAGCAAAAACACCTTTAAAAACAAGAATCAAGGTGATGCTTGAGATGGATGATTATGAAAACTGGGAGAACGGAACATACCAAGGGGACCAGGAAGAAAATGCCAACATGATTGTTGGTGTAGTTCGTGAATGGCAAAAAGACGGAGCGGATCTTGAGTAAAATCCCTTGTGCATATTGCGGAAAAGAGTACGACCGTAGCGAATACCCGAACCGTAATTACGCTGAGTGCATGGAGTGTGCTAAATCAAACCGCAAATCATGGTGGAGTAAGTTGAAAGACTATCTGCGTAAAATAAGACTTCCAAGGGTGGTGTTGAGATGAATTACTTTATCCTTCCATATGAACATGTTTTTGTGATTAATGGGATTATCTGTACAAGTAATTCGTTGATTGACTATGAAGAGTTTGAAGTACGTTTGACTAACGGTGAGCTGCAAGAAATGATATTTAATAGCATTGAATCATGAAAAAGGTATATCAAACCATAGTTGACTCTGAAAAAGGTAATTGCGCACAGGCTGCTATTGCATCTCTTTTTGATAAGGATATTGAAGGTGTGCCTAACTTCATAGAATACCAGGAGCGATATACTGAAAAGTTGATGGACTTCTTTGAAGAGCATGGCTATCCAAATGCGACCAATATAGGTATCAAAAGGTTTGAAAAAGAGATCATCCAGAAAGCCATTGATTTGGATGGTGGTGTGAATGGATTATTCTATGCCTCGGTAAACAGTCAGACGTTTGAGAGCGTTACTCATGCGGTAATTGTTGATAAAGGACTGAGTGTTGTCCATGACCCGAACCCGAACTGCAGGGCGCTTGGGTTAGGCGCGTTTCATATTAAGTCTATGATATTTCCCAACGGGATTGTCATAGGCAAACATGGCGGTGTGATGAAAATGGAAGAGGTGCTGAATGGATAAAGCCCTGGGATACATAGAATGTGAGATACTATGCTTTGAAGATGATCAGGCTGTGCATTTTGAAGAGATGGGAATTAAATCACCTACCGAATACAGGTGGGGGATCATCATGGTTGATAAGGTAGAAACCATTGTACCTCGGGATGATGGTAATGCCACTGTTAGCCTTATAAGTGGTGATTCTTTAGAGGTAAACGAGCCTTACAGCGACTTTTTAAAACGATTCAAAAAAGTTTTAGATGCCCTATAAAAACGCATATCAGCAGGCCCTACTCGAGGCCAGAAAAGCAGCTCTTTCAGGCGGTGGTATTCCGCGCCGGGCCTATGATCTTCTTATCCAGGTGTTTGGTCGTGCCATTGTTGATATCGATCGAGATCTTGGCACTGGGCGTATAACTTCTGAAAGAGCCGAAGCGTTAAGGCGTCAAATAAACCGCCGTATTATTGAGCTTGGACGAAGATTGGGGATTTTGCTCGATGATCAGAAGCAATCGATGATACGTGCGGCCATTGCCGGGCATGAACAAGGTATTCTTCGAGCGACAGAGATCACCGGGGTAAGTGTGGCCGTTAACTTCGATGCCATTCCGGATCGCGCTCTTCAGACCATGATGTTGCGCCGGGGACTATTTGGAGCAGAAGATTACAAGGCGGTGATCAACCGGGGTCTTGTTGGTATGGCTGATGATATTGATCAGTACATCGGATCAGCGGTTGCACGTGGGGTTAATAGCAGAACGGCCTCCCAGGAACTTGCTGCTATGCTATCCCGTGGTAATGATGACATCCTGAAGTATGTGGAAGAAGGTAGGCTTACCCGTTCAGCCATCAACAACGCACTAAGAGATGGGGAGTTGAACCTGGAACAGTATCAGCAGGCCAGAAGCATGTTCTATGACTCACGTAGGATCATGGTCACTGAGACCAATAATGCATTCCGGGAGGCTGACAGGCTATCACAACAAGAAAGCCCTATTGTTGGCGCTACCAAATGGCAGGTATCAGGACGACACTATGGCCTTCCATCAAGTCCTGATATTTGTACAATTTACCATGAGTATGATCTTTTTGGAATGGGAGAGGGGGTATTCCCTACTCAAAACTTCCCGGCGCCACCTCATCCATATTGTGGGTGCTATGCCATGGCTGTAATAAGAGATGTAGAGCTATGGAACACACCAAAACAAGCCCTTACCCAACCCCCAGAGCTTACCGAAGAACAGTTCTCATCCATGTTTGAAGATGCAACACCTCGCAAACTTGAAACGCAGGTAGAAGAGGCTAATAAGTATCTTAAATTAGCTTATGAAGTAAGCACTCGTTCTGCTGCTGCATAATTATTAGCCAATTAATTTCTCTTCAACATGAAGTAGAACATAGCCTTCACGGGTTGACTCATAGGCCTCTTACCATTGATCCATGCGGAAAGATTTGTTTTGTCCACACCTGTAGCCCCTTCTATTTGCTTGAGGCTAATTCCCCTATCATTCATTCGTTTCTGTATCCAATCTGGGGTCACATTGTCTGCCGGTGGCCGTTGGTATGGCTTCGGTCGAACATGGACATCATGATCTGGGTAGAAGTGATTGAACAGTTTTTTAGCGCGATCGATAAGTTCTGAGGTATCCAGGTATTTGTCTTTCTGATTCTTTCCCTGTCGTACTTCAACCACAAGCTCTTTACCATCGACCTTCAGCACTTTGAAGGTAATGTTTGAGTTAGCAGCATATAGTCCGGCAGACTTGTTAAGGTTTTCTTTATCCTTATCGGGAAGGTCCAGGTAATGGATGTTTTTAAGTGTGCTCATAATAGTAAAATTTGGGAGGGTTGCCCCTCCCGTTGTGATTAAAGAATGATCAGTTCATCGTTTTCTAAATCGAAAATTGCGAACTGTTGGTTCAACTTTCCGAAGCCAATGGCCTCTTTTTTATCGTTGATAACCTTCACGGCATCCCAGTAGAATTTTTGATCGGTCTCTGAAAACCAACCGCCGATACTCATATCGTTTTCTTTAGCGAATTGAGCGACGTTTTTAAGTCCCTCTTCACCAAAAGAATCCTGAGTGTCGATTACAGCAACGGCAAAGCCTTTGCTTAGGTGGTTCATATTGAGATCAACCGTAAAACCCTGAGGCTGGTTTTGTGAAAGTTGTTTAAGAGAGTTGATTAGTTTTTCCATATTAACTTGGCTTTTTGTATCCCGTCGCCGGCGGATTTGTTAGGGTGCTTAATTGCACTGCTTTAATATAATGATAATGTTTGTTATTTACAAACAAAACAAAGTAAATAATTCAATTAAATCCATATTAATCAGTACTTAGAAAAGCTCATCCCAAAGGTAATCAGTAACGGTGTTTGAAATCCTTTTAAGCCATTCACCGGTCTTAATATCAGAGTGTTCTTTGCGGATCCTATCAGTATCCCGCCAGACCCGGTAAATAAGTCTATTACGATCTCGATCGGGAAGGTTGATATTTAGGACCTGGTTGATCTCGTTAGTCAGGTGTTTTTGGAAGTGGTGCTTAAAATAATCGCCCAGGTGATCGTCGCTTTTATTGAAAGCATTGCGCGTTACTTGGGTTATGAGTTTATTTAGTTCTGTCTTTTTCAAAATAGAGCCATTTCATGAGCGTATATGATAACCCTAAACACAGCTTTCCTTTCCCTTGGTGGGTGTATGTGTTGATAATACTGGGTGTGATTGCTTACGGGTTTATAAGCGGGGAGCTAAAACTTAACTTGCTAAATTGAGGACCATTAAGTTATATTCATGTACGAATTAAAAGTACCCCCGCCGGGATTCGAACCCGGAACCAAGCCTCAGCCAGAAGCGTGCTCAATCCAATTGAGCTACGGGGGTTTTAAACTAAAGATCAGTAGTTCACGCTGCTGATCTTTTTTTACGCCTGTAATTTAATTATCATATTCGTTGGAAAAAACTACTTTTGATATAAAGTATTTTTTGATGTACGAATTATCTCAGAATAGCGTTAGGGAGTATATAAATTCAATTCGTACATACACTTACATCATGTAATTTAAAATTATTTTTCTGCAAAAGTGGTTTTCTGTGCGTGAAACCTATTAAGGCCAATGCTACATCACCCAGTCTTCAATATGATCGGGCTTGTACTCGTTTTCGATTGCTTCTTTGACCTCTTCAATGGCAAACCCGTCGCGGAACGTGTGGCCGATCTTGCGTTCTACTTCAACGTACCTATCCAACAGCTCCGGATTAGCATACCCGGCAGTAACAAGGGCATCGAATGGACTGAAGATGCAAAAGCAACAGGATAGACGGGGCATTCCCAGATCATATGCTTCGTGATAGGGTATGCCGTTTTCCCTGATCGTACGCCAGACCTTTTCAGTGCCCCAGTGATGGACAGGCAGATAGTCCCAAACCTCACGGCCACTCTTGGTGGTGTAGTTCTTATTCAGCGAAAGCGGTTTCTTCTTGCTGCGTGCCGGGCTTTCCTCTGCCCGGAATCCAAACACGTACAAAACCTTGCTTTCTTCCCGTCCTGATTGCAGCTTGGTTATGATCCTTCCGCCGGGGCCTCTCTTGAAATCACTGGTGCAATATCGTTGCTGACTGGAGGGCCACATGCCCCGGCGCTCTACATATTCCAAAAGCGTTTCCTCGTACCCGGTGTGATCCCGGCGCTTGGAGTAGTGGATCTGTAATCCGAAATGATCCGCCTGTTCTTTGGCAAGTTCTTTTGTTCCCTTCCACTCCATTTCTCCGAGATCCTGATGAGATACATGGATATTGGCCTTATCGTAATTCTGCTCATGGGCCATGCGGCAGATTTCGAATATAGCAACGGAGCTGTCCTTCCCGGCGCTCGAGTTGATGATCACTACATCGTACTCATGCAGATCAACTTCAGGCGGGTCTTCGGTAAATAAAGCTGTTTGTTTATTCGCCATCTATAATCCTCATTGCTTCTCGTAAATCTTCAATATCAGCCTGATCTTTAAGAGCTTTTGTAAGTTTGTCTTTAAGTCCTTCCAGGGAAGCATTGCGATCATAATAAACCCTATCCCTTCGAGCCACTTTGTCAACAGCTCTTTGATAGCAACTAATGCTATTAAGGGCATACATGGCCTCCACGGAGTCTATTTCGATTGTTACCTTACCCATACTTAAATCTTCTCCGGAAGCGGAAACCCTTTGATCTCTGCTACTCGTCGGTTAAACATTTCCCATGCTTTCTCGTCTTTGAACCAGCAGTGGAGCGTTCCTTTCTTGTATCCCCGGACCTCAAAGAATCCCCAGTCGTATTTGGTGTGGAAGTCGAGATCTTCAAAGTCTTCTTTGCTATTTCGGTCATAAGGAACCAACTCTCCATCCCTATGCCTTGAAGACCTGTCAATAGAGGCTACATCTTTGTTTTGACCAGTTATGTATGAAAGGGCCTTAGTTAAATCCATCAACTTTGTAGCATTACCCCATGAGTTAAGCTTAAACTTCATTTCCCCACGGAATCCGGGTTCAACCACATTTGGAAGAATAAACTTCTGATTGATCAGATAGTGGGAGTTCGTCTTCCATCCTTCAAGCTGATATCGGTTATCGTGGTAGTGCTTAGTGATCTTATCGAAGGCCTCTTCGAGTGCCCGGTTCATGGTCTGTCCGCGCGTACCGATAATGATCTCAATCATACGGTAGATATTATTCATCGTGAACGGATACCGGCTCTGCGTTTCCACAAACTTATTTATGTCCTGCATCACGCCTGAGGTGATGAACTTATGCAGATCCATCTTATCGAAGATGTTCTTCCAGGCTTGCTTTTGCAGCTCCTTAGTGAAGTCCTCCTTGGTGGTTACAGTGGTGTTGTATCCGAACTTGAACTCAAACCCATCTTTCAACCCAAGTGGTGATACCAGCTCGTTCATTTCCTTGGATACGACCGCAAAGCGGTCAAAGCACTTGAGGGCCCCGACATAGCGTTGAACAATAGCCCGGATCTCATTGTATGGTATCAGTCCGTCAGGGTGATCCTCCTCCGGTTCCACGTCCATAAAGAACCCATCGTAATCAAAGTCGCGTGAGGTCACAGGTTTAAAGAGCCTGACAAGCGATACATTTACATTCGTTTTACGCTCACTCGTTGAAAAGCAGTCGCCAAGATCCTGAGAAGCGTCGCCATAATCATTGATGATCGTGCCGAGTCTCTTACGGTAACTCGTGTATTGGTTTTTAACAGTCTCAGAGTTACACAGGGCAATGATCTGACATCCTTCCGGCGCGATATCCCATGCGTGTAAGATGTGCTGCTCGTCTCGTGAGAACGGCGGATTCATGATGATAAAGTCAATATGGGAAAGCTGCTCTTTAGTGGCATCCATGAAGTCACGCCCAAGGTACTTGCTCTTCTCCATAACAATGGTTGCAAGGTCTTGGTTCTTTTCGAAGGTCAGCACCTCGGCGCCAAGGCGGTTAAGCTCGTCAACGATATTGCCTTTACCGGCGCTGGGCTCGAGTACTACTTTACCGACGACATCTACACCGGCCAGCATTTGGGCGATTACATCGGGAGGGGTGGGAAAAAAATCACGATCAAATATGCTCATGATTAAAAGGGTAATCCGTCAAATTCAAATTCTAACTCATATTGATTAGCATGGGGACACGTGAAGTTCTCTGCACATGAAGGACACACCATTAGGTCGTAGCAATCTCCGTAGTGAACACTACAGTATGGCATTTCTAAATCATCCCAATCATCAACCAGCTTACCGCACTCTTCGCAGGTTGGCTCAAGTTCCTCTACGATCCTGATGGCATCACAATTCGGGCACTCATCTTCATCAAAGAAATGAAACCCGCATTCTATGCAGCATTGTTTGTAGTCGGTCATGCTAAATTATACCCGTGGTCATAAAGCCACTTTTGTATCTCTCGTTGTTCTTGCTTGATTCGTCCACGTAGTTGAGCGGCTTTAGTGACTCGCGGATCGGTATTGATATACATCCGTGCAGCCATGCCGTCTTCATATTCTATGTGAGCCCTTCTGTAGTTTGATAGCCTCCGCAACCGGCGCTCTAATATCCAGAAGCGCTTCTTTCTGTTGATAACTGGGTTATTTGATAGGGATAGTTTGGGCATTATTCTAAATCCCGAATCTCTTTTTTCACATCAAGCCAGGCACGCTTCCAAGCCTTTGCTGTGTCTTCTCTACCTTTCAGCTTTTTATAAGAGTGGTATCGGTCCTTAAATCTTTCCTCTAGGGATTTTAGCCGGTTTAATTGACCACTCATTTCGCCTCCCTTATATAAGTCTCATAAATAGCATTTCGGTAAAGCTGTGCTCTGCTACTGGCTTTCTCTTTTGCCAGCTTATCAACTTTGTCTTGCCATGGTTTAGGTAGGGTAAAATTGTCCTTTACAGAGGTGGTGCCGTGTTCATTTTTCTCACTCATGGGCAGATGTATGTATGATTGGGGTTAAACACACCTCAAATATACATACTGGATTTCCCATATGGAAGTAAATCACTAAAAAAGTGTATAAAAATTACCCATCTTGAACCCAAGGCGATTTGGCAATGACACTTGCCAGCTTATCCAGGCCAAGGGTCTGAGTTCCCAATGAGCCCGTCAAGGACGAACTCAAACAAACCCATACTTACATGTTTATATACAACCGATTTTTCCCAGGAACTTCACAGATCTTATTTGATGCCGCTAATGACGATGGAAATGGAGAAGCTATCGCAGATCAGATCCGAAAGGGATTTGAAAGCCTGATCAAAAAAGAGGGCGGCGAACGAGATGCAGCCCGAACATTATATGAAGAGAATTACCAGCACCGGGAAGAGATCCGAAAGCTGAAAGAAGAAAAAGAAGAGCTCAAGAAAAACAGCCTGTCTGAAGAACAGATTGCCGAATACAAGGAATTGAAGGCCGTGCTAACCGAAAACGAATTTGAGAAGCCGGAAGACCTTAAGGAGACCCTAAAGACCTCTGTGGAAGCCAAAGAGAAACTCGCTAAGCTCGAAAAGGAGAAGTCAAACGCTGAGATAGCAGAGCTTATGGGATGGAACCCCAAGGTGTTGAACCGTATTGGCGGCGACAAAGAATATGAGATTAAGACTCGCCAGAATGCAGATGGAGAGGACGAGAAGTACCCAGTTGTTAAAGACGGTGACAAAGAGATTGATCTTTCCAAATATGCCAAAGACGAGTGGAGCGATCTGCTACCGGCGCTTAAAGTAACCGAAAACGGTGAAGCCGGTGGTGAAGAAGACAAAGGAGGCAAGAAGTTCACTTCTCAGAACTCCAGCTCCGACAAGAAAGGCGGAGGAGAAGATGATCCCGTTGCAGCTCGTATTGCCAGAAACAAGAAAGCGCGTGGCTTAGAGGAAGAAAAATAGTTTCACAATAATCATTAATCGGCCTGAGATACAAGGAGATTGAGGGCATAAATCAAAAATACTATGTATACAAATTACGCTGTATCACGTCCTGGATTTATTGCCGACCCAAGCTCGGCATCAAGAGTATCCAGGCAAGTAGATTTTAGCCGTGTACCTACTTCTTTTCAGGATGCTGATGGGAATAAGGTAGTTAGCGGGGCTACGATCGTATCTGAGCTCGGGAGCGGTAAAGTTGTTCCGAGAAGCTCTACAAAAGGCACTATTTCGAATCTTACCGAAACTGGTGAAACCGCAACTGCAACTGAGGCCGATCATGGACGCGAAGTTGGAGACACTATTGTTGTTTCCGGTGCCGCCCAAGCCGGTTATAACGGAACCTGGGTAATTGCCTCTGTAGTTGATGAGGACTCTTACACATTTGACGTTGGCGCTACTGTTGCTGACGATGCAGGTGGGGCAACCGTTATTGTACCATCAAGCGGAATTTTAGAGGCTTCAGCAGTGGAGAACTCTGAAAATGCTGCGTTAAGCGGACAGTCGATGTTGATCGGAGGTGCAGTTTATGCAGACCTGCTGGAAGATGCGGCAGACAATGACTTTGAAACCTATAAGACCGAGCTCAAGGCGGCCGGTATTGGATGGTATTTCGAGAAGTACGCTGATAACAGGGCTTCCTAACCATTCATAACTATTAAACCAAAAGAGGAATAAAATAATGATTCTTAATTTTGCACAAGCACTTAAAGAATTAGGACCGGACGCCGCCTTTCGATTAATGCGGGAGACCCGACCTACAAGTGCATATTTGCTAACCAGCTTTTTACCAGAGATGCTTAAAGCGTCTTATAGTGTAAAGGGCGGTAATATGCTTATTCGCGCTACCATGGCCGGACTATCCGGGCAGGACTCACCCTATCCAGAGGGAGGAGTAATCTCGGCCTCTAAGTTCTTATCAGAGACCGCGAAAGTTTCTAACCAAGTAACGATGACCGAATCGGCAATTCGTGAGCTTCAGGAAATGATGTTCCGAATTAACGGGTCGGCCAGTGCTGATAAAATCAACTTAACCGAAGAGGCTCTTAACTTCTTCGAGAAATTGGTCATTCAGCCACACTGGGATACTAATGAATATCTCATCGGTCAGATCCTAACCACTGGTCAGATTGACTGGACGTTTGGGAAGCTTAAAGTGAATGTTGATTACAAAATCCCTTCTGGGAATAAGTTAACCAACAGGTCAGGTAATGATGCCTATGACGGATCTACTTCTAAATTCTGGGCTGACGTTCGGACTATTCAGAAGAAGCTTAACTATGCTGTTGAGCAGATCGTTTGTCACCCGGACACCTTCCAGTTAGCGTTGGATAACGATGTTAACAAAATCGAAGTACTGGAACAGACGCAGACCAAATATGGCGCTTCTTATCGAATTGCCAGACTTGTAGGTGATAACGAGCGTCGCTCAAGTGACTCTCGTGATACACTGACGATCACCACCTATGGTGCATCTGGTGAGCTTATCGACACCACTGATCCAACCAATACGATCAAGAAGCCATTCTTGACTGCAGGTAAGCTGGTAGGTATTGGCGCAGCGGATGTTCGCGGTTATATACCCGGTGAAGGATCTACTGATGACCCAAGCCGTAACCGCGCATTGGGATATACTCATATCGCACCCACCACAGAAGGTGGCGGACAATTAGGACGCTGGGGACGCTTGTATGTTCCTGAAGAGCGACCTATGCAACTCGTTGGACAAGGAGTTGGAAACGTTCTTCCAGTAGTTGAATCGCCTGAGAAGATCGTAATCGCAAGTACAGACATGCCAGCATAATGGGTGAACAAAAGACTGTACTGGTAGATCTTAAAAGCTCTGTTGAGGTGGGGGGTACAATGTATCACCCCAACTCGCAGGGCGTTAGGATGCCAGTAAATCACGCCAAAGCAATAGGAGCTACCATTAAGAAGGAAGTCAAAGAGACCTCTTCAAAGAGTAGCGATAAAGAAACTTCTGAAAAGAAGGGCTCCAAGAAATCAGATGAATCAGTAGAAGAAGCGGACAAATCTGAAGAAGAGATTGTGGAAGGCCCACAGGATCAATCTTCTGAAAGTTCCGTTTCTGAATCTGAGGAACCGGCAGCCGATAAAGCTGAAAAACAGGTAAGTGATATTAAGCAAGTCGCTGACCTTCCGGTAGATGATGACATTTTGGAGAAGCTGTTAGCCGATGAGCGATTCAGTTCAATGGAAGCCCTGGTAGAGAATCAGGATCAGCTTACCGATGTGAACGGAATTGGTCCTGCTACTGCCAAAACTATTGTTGAAGCACTTGGATAAAAGGTATGAGCGCAACCTACAACATAACCGCGCACCCGTTACTCTCAGACAAGGCGAAGAAGCTTTACGCTGATAGTCCGAGTGCGTTTGATGCGGTAGCCGAAGCGGCTGAACGCACGTTGGGGTTGCACGCTACCTCTTTTACCGACAGCAAGGCAGAAGATGCCAAGTTGGCGATAACTTACCAGGTGAATCACGATCTGGCACAAACCGAAGATGCTGAGATTTATGAAGCTGTTGAACGCGGAGAGCGGACATGGCGATATCGTAAATCAGTTGACCCGGTAAGCAGTAAAGCCAGTGGCATAGCACAGCGATTGCTTGACTCCCTCAAATCGAATAGCACAAGGAGCTCTTCATCAATAGGCGTGGGGGTAACACGTGGATGGTAACTACGAAAGTCACCTAAAGATCATTTCAGCTACTTCAGGAACACAGGATCCGGATACCGGAGCATGGACACCTGATGGAGCGGCAACCACTATTTATGACGATGAGTGTGACGCACAGGAAATGAGTCAAAAGGGGCTTGAAATAGCCAAATCCATAGACGGCGTGCAAGATCTTCAAAACGTACTTGAAGTCTACCTGAAAGACGAATATAAACTAAACAGCATTCCAATTAATGCCAGCGGTACACTCACCAGAAACGGAGAAGATCTCCCGGTAAAGGTGATGGCGAAGCGAGTCATTGACGGCGTGCTGATCATAGAATCTAACCCTTAATACCTAACAAAACGGAGAATGACATGAAGTCTATTTTTTCCTTTTGCCTGGTCTTTTTACTGATGGTGATGGCGGTGCCGAGCGCTGCTAATTACATTGATACTCAGGACCAAGTGCAATACGAGCAGGTGATCGATATGCCGAGTGCAGATCAGGTTGCTACCCAAGCAGAATTTGAATCCTTTGATTATGTGATGATCGATGTTGGTAAGGATGCAAGCCAATTGATCACCACTGACTTTGAAGATGATCACCAGGTATTTAGTGCTGAGTTCAGGCAATACGAACAGCTCAAAGATCGTGCCGATACCAAACCAAAGACCGCCAGAGGACACAGGAGTATGAATCACTCTCCGCCTCAGATCGGATTCAACTAATTGAAAATCAATTAAAAGCCCCTTGTCCAGATAGGGGGCTTTTTTAAAAGAATATCATGAACTCATTTAAACCCGAAATAATCAACGACGATCATCTTCAGTACGCAGAAAACACGCTGAATGACGATGAAGGATTTGTCCAACAGCCCTACCAGGATACGAAGGGTATTTGGACCGTCGGATTTGGATTCAATCTACAGGCAACGCCGATGCCTCGAGCAGTGGCTAACCTATGGAAAACCCTGCTTGTGGAGAAGATCGACAAGTGGTTGACCGAGAAGTACGGATACTATAGCAAGCTAAGTGATGTACGCAAAGCCGTGTTAATAAACATGACCTACCAGATGGGTCAGGGCGGGATTCAGAAGTTCGTGAAGATGCACAAAGCCTTGATGGGCTCTGATTATGTAACCGCGATAGACGAGATGAAGGATTCGAGTTGGTATCGCAATCACAAGCTACGTGGAGACCGGCTTGTGTATATGATGAGATTTGATCAATACGCTACCCGGGAGGGGGCTAAAAGCTATTACACCAATGAGTGATCAATCAAAAGAACAATCAAAAGAATGGGTAACACCTAAGAGCTTACTAACCATACTTGAGATCGTTGTGATGGGAGTCATGGTGGTTTGGGTTTTCGCCTTCATGAGAGCAGACCTAACCCGGCATGACAACGAGATCAAAGAGAATATAAATCAGATAAAGGAAAACAGATCTCGATTGAACACGGTGGATATTAACCAAGCTGTTACCCAGGAGCAGTATCGGCAGATCATTGATAAGATTGATGAATTAGGAAGAAAGTTAGATGAGCAACGATAAAGACATACCGAAAGTAAGTAACGGCGAGGCACCGGAGTTTGATCTTGATAGTGCAAAGGTGCCTTATGGAGATCGTGATCTGGATTCATTCATGAAAAAGAGCAAAGGAAATTTTTGGAAGCATACCGCCGCAGGGCGCACGCTGACTTTAAGAAATAAAACAGGCAAGACTATTGCCGGTGTGCTGACCACGGCGGTCGGTGTTGTAACCGGTCTGGACTTGTCACCAATTATAACCCCTATTATGGGAGGAACCGAGATGGATTTTTTAGCAGACATGGGATTGATCGAGATCATTATAACCGCTGCAACCTTTTTACTTGTGGCCGGAGTGAGCTGGATAGGAGCCTACTTTAAGCTTCCATCTGCTTTCCAAAGAAAGCTTACACAGTTTATTGAGGTAGCTTCCACTGAGCTTGAAAAGGCCGTGGACGAGGAAAGCGAAAAAGGCCGCAAGGTCACTCGAAACGAGATCAGGAACGGACTTTATGCCACTTTTAAAGTGGTGTTTAAAAAAAACCCGGAAGAACTAACCAGCGCTAAATAAGAATCATGTTAACCCCAACCCGAACAGCAGACATACTACCGGAGTGCAAGGAATTACTTTCCGTTGCTGACATCAACTCCGCTTTAGGTGGAGCTGATCGTACGTTTGTCGCTGAAGGTGACGAGTTAACCATAGACTTCCCTACTCCGGACAGTAATGGCTTTGCAGGGCGCATTGTGCTTATGGATACCATTAACGGAGCAGGAGGGCAAACAGAGTATCCAGACAAAGTGCGTGGGTATAAGTTCAAGGCTCGTGTTGATATCCTGCCCATTGAAAGCCCTGAGTACAACACCAAGCTGGTGGCAGAGTATATCCATCACCTGATTTACATGAAGCTTCATGGACAGAAATTAACGCTTGCACATGCAGATCAAGTTTATAAGCTGAAAAGACTTACTGAAACAACACCGCTCTTTGCAACCGAACAGGGTTGGAAGTATATGAGCGCTACCTATTTAACCATTTTAGCCCCGAAACCATGAGTCAAAAAGAAGAATATCGAATAGGTCCGTGCCGAATTTTAAGCGCGGCCAATGTTACAGACCCTATCGCAGATTGGTTTGATCACGGCTACACACAAGGCAATGTGGTAGCCTCTATTCAACCGGGAAAAACTATTTTGAACAGGGTAGATCAGCTGGGCTCTATTCCACTTGCCAGTGCTGTATGGAAATTCGGAGATACTTTTGAGCTATCATTTCCGCTCATTGACAAGCAGCTCGATAACCTGCTGAAAGTTGTACCAGGTAGTGTGAAGCTGACCAATAACGCTAAAGATGCCCTTGGGATCAAGGTAAACGTAGCGAAGTTCACAGGAAGAGCTTGGGCATTGGTACCTGTAGATGAATATACCGCAGGAGATCCATGGTGGGACGCTGACCATGCAATTATGGTATTCAACGGATATGCGAATGTGAATGACCGCATTCAGACTTACAAGCTTGCTGAAGAGAATGATCTTGCTCCATTTGAAGTAACCGTAACCCATGTAAGCTCTACTCATGGCCGAGGCACGATTGGTACTGCCTACCTTGCAGGTGTTGACGTTATCGGATTTGATTTAGCTGCAGAGATCGATAAGCGTGTAACCTCCGCTGCAACGGTAACAGCACTCAATGGGGCGGGTATTGACACGCTCCGTGACCTGGTGGATAATAGCGGTGCTTTGGATCTGTCCAGTGCAACCCTTACCGATCCGGCAGGACTTGAATATGCGTTCAACAGTTCAGCAATTAATCTGAGCACGAACAGTATTCCGGAAGCGGAGATGAGTGACCTTATTGATGCTATTTGGAGGGCACGTGCTTCTTTTGGATCCGCCTCATGTGCGCTGACGATAACGGGTAATAACGGGGTGGATGCCGACGCTACCGCCCGAATAAACGGAACCGGTGCTTATGCCTATGCCATCAACGCGGTAGATCAGGCGAATAAATCTTTTACTATCGCCGGAGACCATCGGGATACCTTTATAAACGGACAGACTGTTGAGGTAGAGAATAGTACGGGCAATGATGGTTCTTTCACTTATAACGGAGCACTTGAACCGAACTATGACCCGGTAAATAACCAGACTACTATTTATGTGAACGAGGCTATTTCGAGCGCCACCGCGGACGGGAATGTTAACGACGGACTGATTGGTGCCGGAATGACTGTAACCACTTAAGGAGATCATTATGAGTAAAACGATTGTAGTTATAAAGAATCAAAACGGAGCCTATCAGGACGAAGGCGGAGAAAGGTTCAATCTTTTTGTGGTACCTGATGGAGCAACGGTAGCGACCAAGAAGCCGACCTTCAGCGCTTCCTCACTTAGTGAGTTTTGCGAGGAGAAAGGCTTTGAGAAGATCCAGTCCGATACTCCGCTTGATAAAGATACCCCGGAGTATGACCGTCTTATAGAAAGCGGTATTGAAACCAACGAGTCAGCCCTTGAATGGGATCTAACAGAAATTAAAGGAATTGGCCCGGCAACGGCCAAAAAGATTGTCAATCACATCAATTCAAAAAAACAAGGTGAATAACCATGCCAGAAGTATATAAAATTGGACCCTGTGCAGTTCTGTACGGTGATCCTACACAAGCAGCAGGAGCGGGAATGCAGTTCCTCGGTCATATCCGGGGCGAAGTTACTGTAAACCCTCAGATCAACATTTCAATGGGCCGCGTGGACGCCAAGGGCATGATCGGCCTTGCGAGCACTCTTTTTAACTCAGGCGCTCAGCCTGTGGCTTCTATCCCTTTTGTGGATGAAGAGAAGGCAAAGCTCAAGGAATTACTACCCGGAAGCTCCATTGAGAGTAATGGTGGTAAGACAGCCCTTGTACTTGGTAAAGGAGTAAATCGTATTGCTCTTTCTGATATCAAGACGCTGGCGATCGTTCCTATCGATGAACTGGACCAGGGGACAAACGGTATTGATGCGCCAAACGCATGGTGGTTCCCAAGAGCTATCTGTAATGACTTCGGATCAATTACATTCAACCTTCCTGAAGGAGAGGACAACCTTTCGAGCGTAGCACGAACTACCGCCTTTGCGAGTTTGTACCATCCTACGGATCTGGCCGGAGAAGATGTTCCTGAGAATGCACGTGTTGGATTTCAAGGATCACCCGAAGGTGCCGGATGTACCGGTTGGACCTTACCTGACTTAAGCGCCGTACTCTAAAATAGAAGGGAATGGTACATGAGCCTGTCAACATCGTGTTTGAAGAGAAAGATTACCCTTGGTAGCTCTGTAGCATATATAGAGCCTCCAACGGTGCGTCAAGCCGTGGAGATTCTCCATGTTCTTACGAACATGGAGGACTCCGAAGACGAGGCGCTTCTCTTTGAACTGATTGCTGGTCTTGGGTGGTATAAAACCGCAGATGCTGTACATAAGCTTAGGCTGATGTACGGTAAGAATAGGTTTCTATTTGCCCGCACCATATCCAACTTGCTTCTGCAAGGGTATTCACCGCCCGAGAAGACAAATAAAGACGAAGAAGGGGATAGGAAGGTTAAGTCTTCCTCCCCGGATTGGTCGGAGTTAGTGCATGATTATTGCCGCGCTTATGGCAGTGATCCGTGGACGGCTTACAACTTACCCTTCCCTTTCTTCATGGAGATGATGAATGACAGGAATCGGGAAATTGCACGGCGTCATCTTGACCGGGCTTTTGAAGTTTCTGCCGGGTTTGGTTCGAAAGAATTATTCAAGCGGTGGACGGAAAATGCTGAATATGGTAAAAGTGAAGCCGAAGAAAAGGCGGATAAGTACTCTGAGGATTTGAGTGAAGAGCAGATCAACGCTAACCGACGAAACCTGAAACGGAGGTTCCAGTGAAGTTTAAGAGCCGAATAGATTTGAGTGAGTTTCGGGCGAAGATCCGGAAAGAGGAACAGAATGTGATTGTGCGTGCGCAGCGTATTTCTGAGTTGGTAGCGCGTGAAGTGATTAATTATGCCCGAAGCCATACCGGGCAAATGAAAGAAGGAGCGGCTATAAATGCAGCGGGAAATTATATCCCAAAAAGCCAAAGAACTCCAAGACGTGTTCACCCCGGTGGATGGGCAGATATTACCAGTAATCTTGCAAACTCCATTAAATACAGCATGGTTACCAATGGATTTCGGGTTGAGGTAGTGATTGAGGCAACGATGGAGTATGCAGAGGCCCTTGATGCATTAACAGGATATGATGTTTTGGGTGGTGCGGATGAGATAATCAGAAAATCACTTAAAAAACATGGGAGGGATTTCTTTAGATAATGGCTATTCGAGAACAATTTACCGTAGATGCCTCCCAGTACCGAGCTGAACTTAGCCGTGTAGAGCGAGAAACAGAGCAGTCGGCTCGTAAGATGAGCCGGGCATGGAAAGGGTATTCCGAAAGCATGGAGTCTCAGACCGGAAGTATTAATAATCTTCGTGATCGAATTAAGATACTTACCGATGCAAGGGATAAGTTTGCGGATCCTGCAACTGTTGACCGCTACAACCGAAGGATTCAAGAGCTCACTAATGAGAAGAAAAAACTTGAAACCCAGACTGTAGAGACAGCCAATAAAACAGAGGGATCTCTTAAGAAGATTGGTACGGCTGCAAAACTTTGGATTACCGGTTTAGCTGTTTCTGCATTTATGGGATTAAGAAAAGCCCTTGGTGTTGCTCAGGAAATACAAGAGGTCGGAAGTACTTATGAAACCGTTCTGGGTCCGTCAATTGAGAGGACGAACAAATACATCGAAGAAAACGCCCGCCTTTTAGGGCTTACTGATGCCCAGGCAAAGCGAATGATTACCACTACTACGAACATGGCGATGGGTATGGACTTTACCCGGAAGCAAGCTGTGGCCATGTCAACAGATATTTTAACTCTTGCAGGAGACCTGCAGTCATTCAACGATATCCCAATTGAACAAACTCAGAGAGCTATTGAAAGAGCGTTGACAGGGGAACGTGAGGCTCTTAAAACCCTTGGTATTGTAGTTAAAGAAACAGAGGTACAGCAGAGAGCCTTGGCAAATACAGGACTTGATGCTGCCGATTCATTGACGCAACAGCAGAAAGCTGCTGCAACCCTTGAGTTGATTACAGAAAGGGCTGGACTGGCTGTTGGTCACATGAATGAAAATCAAAACACGAACAGGAATGTAAGTCGACAGGTTTCTGCTCAGATGAGAAATATCTGGGAAGTAATGTCTTCCAAGTTAAATCCTGCCCTTGAAACTGGGCTTAGAGTTCTTCGACCATTTGTGAATGCACTTAGTGACTGGGTAGAAACTTCACCATCCGAAGAAATAATGGCTGAACGTGATGCTTTGAATACCCTTGTTCTTGGTATAACGAGCGCCAACACAGATCAGGAGCGAAGGAATGAGCTGATCATGGAGTTGCAGCAGGAATATCCTGATTTCCTTGATAACCTGAATATCGAGAAGGCAACAAATGAAGAGATAGCAGATGCTCTTAGGGATGCTAATAAAGAGTACGCTAATCGTATAGCTATTGCACTTGAGGGTGAGAAGGTGGCGGAAGCACAGCAACGTGCCGGAGAGCTTCAGAATAAAGTTCTTAATGAAGAAATGGATATCCGGGACAATCTGCAGCGTATCATCAGAGAGCAAGGCCTTCAGGTGGATCTTACGGGTAAAACAGAACTCGAAAGGATTCGGGCTGTTCAAGAAGCTCTTCGTGAAACCGCTGATTTCGGAGAAGGGTATGACCTGGCAAACTTTAGTTATGGAGATGCCAATGAATCAGCCAGGGCACTGCAGACATTGAGTGGTGAAGGCCTTCGTTTGATAAGATTGAGTGAAGACCTCAAGGAGGCTCAGCAAGAACTTGCAGAAGCAGAAGAGCGTAGAAATGAGATCATTGAAAGGCTTACTTCCGGGCAGGGTAACCTATCAGAAGAGGAGGAAGAAGCTACTAAAACACT